GGCTCCAGCGGGCTGTGGGAGTGCGTGACGACGGTGTTATCGGGCCTGTCACTATGGTAGCCGTCAAATCTACAACTCCGCACAAAAACGCAGCGAATTTCCTCGGGCAACGGCTCAAGCATATGACTGATTTGAAGAATTGGGATCAGTTCGGGCGAGGCTGGGCGCGACGTATCGCCAGCAATCTAACGGATCATTAAATGTCACGGCGGTAAATACCGCCTTTTCGGCCTATTTAACGCCGGAACTATTTAGCCACGCCTTTTATCTTCTCATAGCTACGCATTCCGCCAAGCCCTAAGATCCCCATCAACACCGGCATAAGCCCCGCAATATCTAAAGTTGGCATCTCTGCTAAATTGCCAGTTTGCGCCATGATAAATATCATCAGGGGCTGCACGACGTAGGTGTACGCCAGCGCTGCGCCGCATGTCCAGCCGATAAATGGACGCCAGCCAGCGACGAATACGCTCCTCGACGCTGCTTCGACTTTGTTTACTTCTAATTGAGCGAGATCAATTTTAGCCAGGTGCTCAGTTAGAGCTGCTGTAATTTCGCGCTCTGCCTCTGCCCGTTTCTGCGGATTTTCCGGGAGGAATCTCCCGATCACGTCAGTGACAATCGGCATTAACGCGCTAATGATCGGTAACGGCATAACTAATCTCCAAATGTCACGGCGTTAAATAGGCGAAAAAGTCGTTATTTAACGCCGGAACTATAAACGTGATAATGGTTTCAGCATAATTGAGTACCCCGGCCCACCAGCTAAAGTAATAAACGAGGCCAAACATAACAACTAGCCCGATCAGCATCCACGCCACCTCGGTGACTGTCAATATGATTGGCGTTTGAGGCTTGTGCATTTGCGTTTATGTCTATCTGGGGGAGGAATAACACCCTCTTATTCTCCCCTTGAATTAATTTTGTGTAGAGCGCAGAATCGTATCACACCCGATCCCCTACTTGCTCTCAAAAAGACAATCGTGGTGTTATGTCTCGTTTGTTGTAGCCCGAGACATAGGGACAGGCCGGTTCACTCTGTATCGGCCTGTTCCACTTTTTCTAATAATTCAATGAGCCGGTGGATGAGTTCGATGAGTTTTCGATCTTCGTTCGTATCCAGCTCGATAATTATTTTAGCCATTCTTGGTTAACTTCCCCGCCTCAGTCAAAAATGGAGCTGCATGGTTTGTGAGCGCGGCATAAACTTCTTTAACCTTCGATTTCTTGTCGAAAACGCCGATCAAATCAATACCCGACTTGATTCTCTGCTGACTCACCACAGTGCTCGCAAACATCGCATCGACGCAACCAGGTTTATCGCTCTTGAAGACAACAATCGGACTGTTTTTCGGAGCCGCTTTAATCCGGTTCATTGCTAATGTTGGTGTCATGTTGCTCATAATACTTTCCTTTTGTTGTTGTTAAAAAATACCAGTTTTCCGGGACTGGAGTTAAGGCGTTAACTACAGTCCCGTGTCGGTTAAAACAGCTTAGTCAAATCGATCCCGTCATCGTTACGACTGATCCGCCGTTGGCCTCTAAGCTGCGCGACATGTTGAATAACATCTTCTGGGCAATTAATGACTCTCACCGATCCTCCCCATTTCTCATGCCACCGGACTTGATCTGGCGTGAGCTTCTGAGCGCTGGGTGGCTTGTTGCCGTCTTTTACTTCGGCTAGATCGGTTATCGAGTTACAGCCGATCAACAGATCTGGCACCCCTGCACCAACCGGAGCAAGCGACACGACACTGCATCCTAGCTTGCGGTACAGCGCGACTAGCTCGGCTTGATTTGCGTCTACCCGTTTATTGCCCAACCTTATCTCCGTCGTTTTCCGGGGGTGAAGTTAACTTCGCAGCCAGTCGCTCGTATGCTGCCCGCCAGTCATCGCGCTCACGCTCTAGCTTCTGCCGTCTTTCTAATTCCTCGTTGTGCACATAAATACCCGCGTCGCATCCTGCTGAGAATGACTCTTGATGCCATTCGCCTTCTAAGTATCTGTCTACTCCGATTTGTTTAATAGCGGAAAGCTCGCGTTCTAATTTTTCGATTTTGCGCGTTTGACTTACTCGGTGCCATAGTTCAAGCCATTGGTTTTTATTTTTGGATCTTATGCTCATCAACGTGCTCGTCATATTCGTTTTGAATTTTGTCTACCGCTCCTTGCAGATATTTGATATTTAAATCTTGTACCGCATCATCCGGCAGAGCGCCTAGCTCACCCCTCGGCCATTTGATTCTAAATTCTTCGTTGAGCGCGACTGAATCTTGCAGGCGGATAACGTCTAGCTGCATCTGATTAATTTCAGCAGTCAGACTGAAATACACCCCCGCAATCGAAAGTAAGAGCGCGACAACACCGACAAGACTTTTGATGTCAATCGTCACCTGGCTCGTTTCCTTCAATGAGATGGGTATTTCTTCTGTCATCGCAAATCTCTTTTACCCCAGAGCCGAAATTAACGCTCGAATTTCTGGTTGATCATCTTCTAAATCAGCGATAAGTTTCGCCACTTCTTGCAGATCTCTGTCTTTACCAATATCCATATCATCCCGAAACACTGGCGTTAAGTCGAATGCCTGCGTCGTGAATGTATGAAATTTTGGCGATGTTATCGCACACTCAAAATTATTCCAGAAAAACTTTCTCGCGCCTCTTATATGCTCCTTAATTGTTGTTGTTTTGCCATTAGGCAAATCTCTCTCATGCTCATGGACATAGTGCATTATCGTTTTCTTTTTTCCGGTTGGCGTCACCGCTACCTTATTCCGATCCTTAAAGTAGTGCTTAGTTTCAAACACCGGTACGCTAAATGTCATCCGACGATTGTTTTTACGCACAGAAACCGCCCAACCCTTATCTTTTTCTGCCCAAAAATTTGCCGTTATACAAAATATTTCCTCGACATACTGGGCTACCGTGTCGCCCTGTCGCGGCTCTGCAATATCGTGCTCCCGCCACGCTACGCGGACAAACGAGCCTCCGCTTACGTCTACCCGCTCATGCATGCGTTTCCTTAACGCCTCTGGCTTGCCGTCTTCACCCACCGCGATATAAAACATATCCCATAGAAGTTTGCCGGGTTTATTGTCGTAACACGCTCGCCCACACTCGTAGATTGCCACGTATGGGCGCGTTGGTTTCGACACATACGGAGTTAGCTTAGGACTCTTGATTGCATAAATAAACTCACCTGGCAAATAGCCCTCTTGGTGTATTGCGTGCCGCCCTAACCCGACAAACATGATCGTACTCAAGGACTTTGTATCGACAGTATCTATTTGAATTCCTTTATCATCTTCAAGTTCGATAATGTACGGCCCCATCTTCATGAGGGCTGCTCTTGTGTGTGCCGTGTTTTGCGCGTAAAGGGTTTTACTCATCAGCAACGGCTCAATATGCTTTAGAGACTCAAGCAGCAGCGCCAGCGTTTTACGGTGTTTACGGTGTTTTCTTGGTTTCGGTGCTTCTTTCTCTGGCCAAAAATACGCAATTGCTTTTGCCCACCAGCTTTTTAGTACCCCCATAACTATCATCTCCCGTCGCGATGCCCGCGCTTTATGTCTCGGCAGTGTTTTTGTATCTGCCCGATAGAAACGCTGAATCTTTTAGCGAGCTGCTCATTTGTCCAACCTTTCAGAGCAAATCGCTTCGCTTCGAGCACTTCCATCGCGGTGATTGAGCGCCCGCGAGCTGTCTTTTTAACCCTCGGCTTATCTACTCTCACGGGCCTTTTTTTCGCTAACGTAGCCCTAGATTTGATAAGGGCGCAATAATGAGCGATCCCAGATCTAAATGGCGCTTCGGTGTAGTCAGTCATTTAGCCGCCCTCTGTATTAAAATGGGATGTCATCGTCAAAACCGGAGTTTGACTGTTCGTTGTTTTCAGCCGCCGGGATCGGCTTAGGCGCTTCTTTTGGCGCCACGGAGAACTTCAACACGGGTGCTCTGTCGCTCGCACCTTCCACTGCACGCCATCCGTTCAGCCAGTAGTCGGTAGTCTCAGTGTGGCTGCACTTGCTGCATGTATGCTCAGGTTCAATTGAGCCGGTGTAATCCGGTTGCGTTTCGGTGGTTTTACGATCATTTTTCCAGATCGCGCCTCGGTTTTTGTTGTCATATTCAGGCATCTTCGTTTCCTCGTTGATCAATGAATCGGGTTTGTTGTGTGGTTGCTTTTCGGTATTTCGTAAAATCCATGTCGTGGTAATCCGCCTGGTACTTGGCCCAGTCGATACTGCCCTTTTTCTCGTATTTCACGACTTTTAATCCGTGCCCCGCTGCTGTCTCGTCGGGTAATTCGGCAATAAGCGCGGCACGCGCAGACTTGTGTCGTGCCTCGGCAACACGCTTCGCATCGACAGCGGCGTGATAATCGGAAACCAGCGGCATCAAATCATCTGAAATCGGGGCGCACTCTACCAAGTCCGCCTCATCGCATTCCATATATTCCCGCCAAAACGTGTCCCACGATTCGCGTAATCCTTCAAATGCTTTCTGATCAGGCCGTACAATTTTGAAAATCAGTTCGCCGTCGCCGGGATGTCGCACAACGTAATGACATCGCTTTGCACCGCTCACCATGAGCTGGTGCTGCATTTGCCACCAATGGGGCAAATAAATGCCATCCTGCAATGCGCCAGATCTAGGACTCGACGGACATTTAATCTCCATGATCGAATCGCCCATCAGGCCATCCAATGATGCCAGGTAGTCACCGCTGCTGAGCACAGCAGGTTCGTAGCTGCTGCTGATAGGGGCG